AGTGCCTGTAAAAGTAGTATTGCCTGTTATATCACCAGTAAAGCTGACATCATCATTAAAGGTGGTTGTACCTTCTATAGTGACACCATTAGCAAAAGTGGCATTATTTGAACTATCTATTAGTAAAGCTGAACCTGAAGCATTAGTATCACCTTGCCTGATATAAAATTTATCACCACTAACCTCATCTGAATCACTTACACCTATTGACCAATCCAAAGTAGCATTAACAGGTGGCGAGGCTGTAACATCTGTTGCTCCTGTTGAGAATACCAAAGCTCCTCGTCTGTTGGATGCTGACCTGTCAATAACCATATAAGCATTACCACTACTATTGACTGCAAAACCAACATCTCCTGTACTTGTGTGTGAGCCACTACTGATAGTGCCTATGTTTGTGAGGTTAGCGTTGCTATCTATTATCTCAGTAGAGCCTATCCTCATAGCAGTTATGTTTCTCAACTGTCTACTGCTATTAATAACAGTTACACCATTAATCTGATAACCACCTGCTGTTGTGTTAATACTTCCAGATGATGTTGTGACACCTGTGACCTCAACACCAGAAGAAGTGGTTTCAAGCTTTTCATTACCATTGTGATACAAGAACACTCCACCACCATCTAATCCTGTAATTACAGAAGCATTATTAGCAACATTTCTAACTCTAAAAGCATCTGTTGTAACTCTTAAAGAGCCTGTACCAGAATCAGCAATATATGAATGAGAACCATCGTGATAGATTTGTAAATCACTACCTGCACCAAAGATGGCTTTGTTATTGTCACCAAAGGTGGCATCACCATTAATGTCTAGACCCCCATTAAAGGTAGAATCGTTAGTGACAGACAGTTCATCTGCTGTTACTAAACCAGATGAGGTAATAGCACCACTACTGATAGTTCCTGTAACATCTATACCTGAACCACTTGTGTTAAGCCTTTGGTCACCATTGTTATATAAAATAGCTTGTCCACCAGTTTGAAATTTAGCCAAAAACTGACTGTTAGCAGTATCATATAAACTAATTTCTGAACCATTGGTTTGTAATGACAATATGCCACCACCTGATTCTTTAATTATGGAGTTGCCATTACTCGTTTGGTGATAAATTTCTAAGTCACTACTGTTACCTAGTTTTAATCTTTTATCATCAGGCAAAGTAATACCATGTGAGAAATCAAACTCATCATTAGTAGCATCCCACAAGATGGTTGCATCTGTAGTTGAGTTAACTGCATCTTGGATGGTGATACCTGCACCATCAGCATTAGCTGAAGAATCACCTGTTGCGTAATTTAAAACAATATTTTTATCAGATATTTGTGTATTGGTTGAATCTAACCAGGTTGTTGTACCTTGTACTGTTAAATTCCCTGTGACTGTTAATGTCGCAAACTGCGAGCTGCCTGTACTTGTAATGGCTCCAGAGCTAATAGTACCAATATTGGTTAAATTGCTATCTGAATCAATAACAGTAGTACCACCAATTTGATAGCCACCCAGAGAAGTATTGTAATTACCAGTTGCACTATAAGACCCTTGTAATGTAAAGCCAGTAGAGGTAAATCTAGCTTTTTCACTACCTCCTGTCTGAAATACTAGATCTCCTGCTCCTGCATCATTTATTACTGAGTTAGTACCGTTATGGAATATCTCTAAGTCATTACTTGATCCAAAGGTAATCTTTTTGCTATCTGCCATACCAATAGACTCAAGATTAGAAACGTTTCGAGAAGAGTCGATTATGTCTGTTGTGGCTATTTCGAAATTACCAGAGGCGTCGAAACCACCGTAAGTTACTGTATTAGTACCATTTTGACCTGCAAACTTAATGGCACCTCTATTGGTATTGCTTCTTGCAATTATATTAAGAGTGCCATCTCCTTGGTTAAGTTCTGCGAATGTGTTGGTATGGTCTGTATCGGTTAATACAATAGTTGGAACAAAGCCAAGCGTCCCTACAGATCCTTTTATTTCAAGCTCATTTGCTGTTGCTCCGAATATAAGGTTGGTGCTGCCTTCAACAGTATTGCTGTCTGTAAATATCGCTAGCTGATTGTCAGCAGGCGTACCAGAAGTATCAACCTTTGTGTCAAGTTGTGTTTGTATAGGGCTTGTAACACCATCAACATAGTTAAGCTCTGTTGTGGTAAGTGTGGCACCATCTAAGATATTTAGTTCGGCAGCTGTTGCTGTCATACTTGTGCCGTTGATCTGTATAGCAGCAGTAAAATTAGCGTCGTCGTTAAAAGTGGTTGTGCCTTCTATTACCAAACCGTTAGTCATGCTAACGCCAGACGAGGTTGTTTCTAACCTTTTAACACCATTATGGTATAACTCGACAGCACCATCTTTTATAAATTTACCCATAACTTCAGAGCCACCATCTATAGAAATATTTGGGCCATCAGTTCTTATGATTAATCCATTTGTTCCTGTATCTTCGATTACTGACTCACTATCGTGATAAATAAGTAAATCGTTGCCTGTACCGAAAGAAGCTTTAGCATTATCTTGGAACTCAAGATTATTAGCAGATGAATCATAAATAATGTTAGCGCTAGCGCCAGTAAAAGTTGCATCACCCTGTACTGTTAAACCATCAACAACGGCTGTTCCAGTAACATCAATACCAGTATTAGTTGTTGATAGCTTAGTAGCTCCTGCATGTGTTAATGTAACACCTGTAGCTGTTGCTGTAATAAAAGGAACATTATCATTTTCACTACGCAAGCTAATAATAGCGCCACGTAATCTTAGTTGTGTGCTGGTATCATGTATGTAGTTGTAATCTGATGTGCTGTTGTAATATATTTCTAGATCATTATCTGCACCAAATATCGCCTTAGAGTCATCTGCAAATGTAATGTCATCATTAGCAGATACAGCTATATCAGTACCACCTGTTGTATTACCGTTAGATAAAACTTCAGAAAGGTCATTATTAGCTCCTATTTGGCTATCAACATATGCTTTGATTGATTGTTGTGAAGCTACTGCTGTTGCAGAATCACTAGCCAGATTGTCCTCGTCCAAAAATGCAGTACCTGATAAAGTGCCGTTAAGGACAGGACTGTTTAATGTAGGGCTTGTTAAAGTTTTGTTAGTTAGTGTTTGTGTCCCTGTTAAAGTTGCTACTGTACTATCTATTGCAAATGTAACAGAGTTACCAGAAGCAGTAGAAGTAATGCCTGTCCCACCTATTAGAGATAATGTCTCTGTATTAAGGTTGATTGTAATGCCTGTAGTGCCGTCTGAAACGTTTAAATTGATAGCCCCTAGCGCTGATATGTCTTGAAAGGTAGAACCATCCCAGTACTGTAATGTGGTGGTCGTAGTATTGTATATAATTTGACCGATATTGAAGTTACCTTCGTCTCGTTCAGCTGTTGTTAATTGTGTGGTATTGTCGGGATCAACGGATCCTAAGTTAATTTCTAATACTCTAACTAGATTATTAAAGGTTTGGACTGTAACTGCGCCCTGAGCTAACGGTAGATTAGTTTTGAGTAACTTAGCCACTATCTCCTACCGTCTGTTCTTACATCTATACGTGTAGCTCCTAACCTCCAACCAGTTCCAATATTACTAGAGTTGCCATCAGTTGATTGTATGCGCAGTACTGCTTGTCGCCCTCTGGCTCTAATAAACGCTTGTTGTGTGTTAGAAGATACGGTTGATGTAGCAGCAGTAGATAAGCTATCGCCTGGATAGTTTCTTACCTTAGTTACAATATCGATACTGCCTCCTGCTGAATTGGCAATAAACTTAACATCTGGAATAATACGGCTCATGAAAGCAAATTGATTACCATCATCTAAATCAAAGTCACTAGATTCAATAAAGACATTCTGCATTTCGCTGCCGTCATCATCAAAACCAAACTCGTGTTGGTATAAATAGTTGTTGCCTGTAGCTTGTGGATATGATTCAACACCAGAATCTAACCAGGCATGTCTTTCAAGTTGACCGTAATACCATAAATTATCTTGATAGTTGTAAATAACATATCTATTAATTTCTGCTGAAGATGCTGAAGGATAGAACCAGCCAACTTCGTTGTGTTCTTTATTTGAGAAAGCAAATATTTTAAAAGCTTGGCTAGTGTTAAGATCAGAAAAAACATAATTCTTAACAGCGCAAGGTATCTTAGTTACCTGTCCACTATAAACATAAAAACCATCATAACTCATGTAGTAGACACCTCCAGGAGCTGTAATAGCTGCTTTAGGTGCTATTAGACCAGTAGAGTTGTCAATTAGGTTAATAGCAAATGTGAAAGGTGGACCAACAAACTGCATACTATATAGTGATGTATCAGTAAATATGTTGATTTCCTGTCTTGACTTAACAGCACCAATAATTTGTGATCCAGATGATAATCTAACTGAACCAGCAGTATTGGTTGTGGTTGGATTGAACTCAAGTTCATTCTCTTGATCACTAAAGGCTACCAACATAGGATCTAGCACGCCTGTTCTATTGCCACCAGATATTGGGTCAGCACCTAAAACAATAAGATGTCTGTCTATTTCAGAAGTAATAACTTGTAAAGCTTTGGTTGGTACTTTGCTGGCACCACCAAGTCCAGACAATAAAGTTGCTCTGGTACTTACCCCGTTAGAAGCATCCCATTTATACAAATTACCACCACGTGGCGCAATAATTAAATCTTCACCAAAGTTATCGTGTGTCCATAATCTAAGCTGATTGGTTGCTGAGAGGCTTGATGTGCTGCCCCAGCCACCATTACCCCAAGGGTTTGCACCCCATCCAGTACCTTGTATAAAAGTATCAGTACCAACGTTTATTTGATATTCTGCGACTACAGAGCTACCACCATTACCAGTATCAGAGCTGTTAGCTGCAACAGCGGATGTAATCTCAAAACTGTTAGAATCTATTATCTTAGTGATTTGATATTCTTTATTAAGAACTGCTGCAGTAATAGCACCACCCAAACTAACAGCACCACTAAAAGTAACAAAGTCATTTAAAACTGCGCCGTGGCCATTTTCTGTAACTGTTATGGTAGTTGACCCGTCTGTTGCTGTAAATGTGGCATCACCAGCTGATGTGGTTGCTCTTATTGGTGTCACATCATTATAAGCATCATCAATACTTACGTAATATTTAAGATGTGTTCCAAGCCCAAGTGTTTTAGTACCGTCGTTTTGTATCCAGTTGTGTAAAGCACGTGCAGTCCCTTCGTATGTGCTATCAATTAATTTTTGCCAACCCCCAAACTTTTCTGGACGACCAGCTCTAAATCTAATTAAGTTACAATCAAACCATCCCCCTTCGCCGTCGTAAGATGTTCCTTCTCTAAAAATACCTGGGTTGAATAAATATTTTTGTATCATGTTATTTCATTTATTATAGTTGTTGATCTACGAAGTGACTTTAAAGTATCAACATCTTTTAGATATTCTATCTTTTTTTGATATGTTTTTCCTAGTTTATAGTTAGGTACAAACTCAACTATATTAAGTGGCAAGTAAACAAAACCAAATATATCAACTTCATCTTGGCTGTAAACTTTTTTAGTTTTGTTAACTTTTTTATTAATATCCCATCTAACCCAGTCAGATGAGTGATGCTCAAATAGAGAAGAAGTGGTTTTTACTTGTATTTTGTAAGAAAATTCTTTATCGGTACATAAGAAATCGTAGCGAGAAGCTGCAGAAGCTTCATAAATTTCATCAAGTTGCCTAATAAGCCAACTTGCAGCAAGGTATTCACCTGCTCTGCCCATCCTGTAAAAAGGAGGCATTTTACTCCTTAGGCGTGATAAACGTTAGTTTTCATCATTCCAGCTAACTCTATCGATCTGCCTTTAACTTGTTGTGCCCATTTGCTATCTAGCATTTGCTTTGCTACTTCGTCAAAATCTTTTGCATGAAGAGCAATTAACATATTTTTAAATTGGAACAATCTATTGCCAAGATTGAAATACATGTTAATTAAAACTATTTGTCTTGTTTCAGACAACTGATCCCAACACTCAATTTTAGATTTAAGTATTTTGATACAGTTTTGTATATCATTATTAAGGAGATATTGGGCTTCTTCTTCTGAAATACCTCCGCCTAATCTTTTGTCAACTAATCTACCGTATCCGATAGTAAGATATTTTTCTGGTGTTGAGTCTTCGTAGACATGAGAAACAAAACCTTCATGCAATCTGAGTAAAGAGCTTACTTTGCCTACAATATCACTCACAATACAAAACTTTCTATTACTACACCAATAAACCCGCAGATCAGACCTACAAGTAAAACTATAACAGTTGTCATACCGCTTGATATTTTATTATGAAGTTGTTTTATATCAGACTCCATATCATCAAACTTGTTGAAAGCGGTTTTCCATCTTTCAGCACATTCTTTTTCATGTACTGATAGTTCTAAATGTACATCTGCTGCAGTTTTTCTCATTATTTTTTGTTTTTCAACCAATTGATCCATTCAGGTTTATTTTTATAAACCCAATAGCCAACGATTATAGAAACTAAAACAATAGGTACTATAATCTCCATTATTCTGAATCCTCGTTAGTATCTGGCTCTTCTACCACTTCTGGTTCAATAGAATCTTGAGTTGGTACACTTTCGTTGTACTTCTCTAATTCTTTTGCTACGTACTGTCTCATAACTGCGACTGCGTCGAGTTCTGGGCTTCTAATCGCTCCTCTCTGTAGAGATACCTCAATTAGTTGTAAAACGCTAATTAAAAAATCTTTTTCGTTCATAATTTGTGATTATACATTAAACAGCAGTAGTTGATAAGTTTCCTGAATTATCAACATTAATTCTGTATCTTGTACCGTTTGGTGATCTCAATATAATGCTTCGTGTTGATGAGTTTGTTGTCACTTCAATATCCAAACCTGTGGAAATTCCTGAGCTATTGAATGTGCCATAATCTACGGTAGTTGAGTTATTTATGCCCTGTAAAACAATACTACCAACACTTGTTAAATCTTGTTGTGCTGCCATTTTAAAAGCACCACTATCTACGTGCATTAGAACTCTGTCATATGTATCGGTATGGTCGACAAGAGTGAGTTGTCTGTTTGAAGGCCCATCTGATCTAATTTGAACTCCACCTTCGTTTTTAAAATATACATTTGGAGCAGCACCTAAAGTTGTACCAGTACCAATAACTAAATCATCCTCAGAATCATCTAAACCAATATGAAAATCTTGTGAATTACCATCAAAAATTAATTTTGCATCAATTTCAGAACCATTTCCAATAGTTAAAGTATTATCTTCAATTGAAAGTATGCTGTTTGAACCAACAGTTGATCCATCACCTATTACTAACTTATCTGAACTATCATCTAAACCAATATAATAGTCTAAACCATTACCGTTATAGACTATTTTCGCATCTTCTGCATCACCATCTCCTATTGTTAGAGTTGGTGTTGAACCTGATATCTTGAAGCTATCTTTAACTTCAAAACTATCAAATACTTCGACTACTGCAGCACCAGAGCCTGCACCATCTAAATAAACACATTTTCTTCTACCTGATGCAATCGCTACACTAGCGCCAGAGCCTTGAGATATATTGATAATTTGTGATCCTGTTGTAGCGTTTTCTATAAATAATACTCTGCTGATATCATTAGGTGCTATTGTGAGCGTCCTAGTGGCCGTCAGAGTAGCGCTAGAAGTTATTTTGACGTACATGCTTCTTGTAAACTCTTCCGTTGCTCCTGAGTTCTGTACGGTTACGGTAGCGTCAGCATCTGTACTAAAACCATCATAAGATGCGTAGCCAAATGCTTGGGCTATTAAGTCTAGGTTAGTATTAGTGGATGTTCCCCAAGAGCCAGACTCAGCACCATCTGCTATTTCTTTTAATTTTAAATTGTTTGTATATACTGCCATTATCCTATCCTAATTATTGATGTATTAGCCCCTGTAGATGGGAAGCTTACTGTTAAGTCACCAGCAGTTGCTGTAACATCTTCCCCAAAGTCTATAACACATACGGCCCTATTTCCATCTGTCGAGTTATAAATTAACGCACCTCTCGCAGTTAAAGTAACATTTGAAAATACTAAATTATCAAAATCTACTACTGCTGTTGTTCCATCTAATGTTGGTGTACCACTTTTTAAGGTAAGTGTTGAACCTCCTGCTGTATAGTTTGTTCCTGTCACTTCGTTAGAAGTAGTATAAACTGTTGTGGATGCCCCTAATGTAGCTGAACTGCTATACAAGGCTAATTTGTAAGTATCAGGTGAACCTGCTTGATCAAAGTTATGAATGCCTTTAAAAAGCTCTTGTTTAAAAGATGTGCAAGTTGTTGATGTAATAGCCATAACTTATATTACCATTTTTTTGGTTCAGGTGGATCCTGGCGACCTAAAACTATTTTTTTTGGTTCAGGTGCTGGAGTTGCCCTTTGTTGATATTCACTCATTTTCATACTGACATATTGACCTTCTTCATTTTCTAAAACAATTACTGGATCATCTAACCTGTGGTAGCCATAAAGTTTATCTTCAGCACATTCGTTAGTGTCTAATA